TGGATAAATGCAGAGATGGGTAAACGGTAAAAGACTGCACCGTTTTCCATAATGGCATGGAATAAAATCGGACGACCAGTGATACTAGCCAACGCGAAAATGATACAATCTTCAGCTTCTCCGTGATGTTCTTTAAGATCATAGAGATACTCTCTCCTGACCTGTGCGTAGGTTGCAGGTATATTTGCATTTAGATAAGCCATTCCTCATGGAGCTCCTAAATTGCTAAAAAATAAATGGCTACGACTGCTACCACGACAATAACAGATGTCTGTGGATGAGCTTTTGCCCATGTCCAAAGTTGTTTCACTTTTTCCATAGTTTCCTCCTATTTTATTGTACCCCAATTGTCGCCGGATTCATAGTCTACTTTATTGGGAATTTCAAGTGGAATAGCCTTCTCCATGATTGTTTTAATAGTGTTTCCTTCCTCTTTATTTTTTATTGATATACATAATTCATCATGAATTTGAATATGAGGAAGTATACCTTTCTCATAAAGATTAACCATTGCTTTTTTTGTCATATCGGCTGCGGAGCCCTGCACTAATTTATTCAATGTTTTGTAAGTAAAAGCAGGTTTATATTTTTGATAAAAATTTTCACCAAAAGGATCCTCTTTTTTTTCTTCCGGGGTCTGTTGAGACTTAAATCGAGTTCGGGCATCTTTTGTGGAGAGGATGGGGACAGGGTAATACTTCATTTCCCATCTTCCTGTCTCTTCATTTTTTTCATGTTCTGAAATTTCAAATTTTCCCTCTTCATCATTCCATTGTTTATCAATTGGTTCCCATTTATTAAAATGGCAAAAACGATCTTCCAAAGTAAAAATTAATCTATGTTCTTCAGCGAATTTTGTTAACGTTTGTGAAAGTTTTCGAACAAAAGGAACTTTTTCATGGTAGTTATTGAACAAATCTCTTGCTTCTTCCTTAGACAATTTCAATTCTTTTTGTAATTTAGTTCGACCCATCCCATAGAATAGTCCTAAATTAATTGTTTTTGCTGTTTTACGAGGGATTTTAGCCATATCTGCTACAATTTTATGAAAATCGGCATCTTTATTTTTTTTATATTGTTCTTCTAAATCTTCTAAGGCATCTAAAATATGCATAGGTGTATCTTCATCTTCTTTTAAAATCTTGATTGCATAGTGTACAACGATACGTGGCTCTTGTTGAGAATAGTCAAAAGCTCCCCACTGATGTCCTTCTTCAGGTAGAAAAAGTTCCCGTGTATTGACAGGTCCTTTAGTAGGGATTTGTTGTAGATTAGGATTAGACATCGAAAATCTACCGGTAACGGTTCCTCCATCTGCTGATCGTATTTGATTAATGTCTGCATGGATTCTTCCTTTATGAACATACTTTAAAAGTCCTTCAACGAATGCACTTTTTGCTTTATCACACTCTCGAGCCCGAGCGATCATTCGTAGATAACGATTCTTATGGGTTTTTAAATATTGTTTAGGAAGTTGAGGAGTTTCAGATTTAGGTGTTTTTTTATAATCTGTTATATTCTCTTTATCTAAAAGGGCCTTAATAGAGGTAGCTGCCCATATATTTATCTTTATTCCTGTATGATCCTTAATATATTTAACGAGACGGTTTCGTCTTGTTTCTAGTCTGTTGCCAAATTGTTTGGCTTTTTCAACGTCTATGCGAACTCCTTTAAATTTCATGTCAACCAAACATGGGAAAAGCTTTGTTTCTAAATTGAAAATTTTACGTAGACTTTTCTGTTTAGGTTCATATATAATTTGATCCAATTTTTTTTCAAAAAGTCTCCACAACCTTAACGTTAATCTAACATCTTGTTCCGCATAGTCCTTAACCAATTCATAAGGGAGCTTATGCATATTGTTAATAGGATCTTTTATTCCATACTCTGTATCAGACCTAGTCTGAAGATCGTATTTGTATTTAGAATCCTTGAGATATTCTTTACTGATAGCATCTAATGAATATCTTAATTTATTTTCATCAATGACAGATGCTGCAATCATTGTGTCTAACAATTCTCCTTGAGGCATAAGTCCAGTAGCTGCTCTGATCCAACAAACGTCGTACATGGCATTATGAAAAACTTTTTTGATATTTGGATTTTGAAAAAGTTTTTTATTTAAAATTTTCCATACATGGGCTGCGTCATGGTTATCCGTTTGCTCGTGGTTTATTGGAAAATATAGAGCTTGTTTACCTGTCGCTATAGCAATACCACATACAAAACCTATTCCTCGAACAGCTCCCGAACCTTTTGTTTTTAATTCAGGATCATAAGTTTCTAAATCCACAGCTACTGTATCGATACCCTTTAAATCTAATTCAAAGAGTTCAGGGCGCTGGCACATTATAATTCTTCCCTTTTTATAAAGATATTTCCCGAGACCGAGACCCGAGTACAGTTTGATTTATAAGGATAAACAAAATGTTTTACCCATGCTGGAAAAATAACCATGTGTCCTTCTTTCGGAAATAATCCTTGATGAGTTACAGCAAGTCTATCTCCCTCTCCATATAGAAAAGCAATGCCTCCTGGTCCAGATGATTTTCCTTTAAATTTTTTATTCTCTTCTTTAAGTTTTTCGGGAACCTTCAGATAAATAACAAAAGTTAAATCACCTGAATGATCATGAGGAGGATTGAATTCATTTGGCCCTTGGTAATTGATCCATAAACTTTCTAAAACCATTTTCAGGTTTAAGGATCTATTCATATACTTTCGTAGGACTTTTCCGTATCCTGATAAATATTTTGAAAAATAGGGATCAAAGATTTTTAAATTACGATAAAGTAATTGCTTGTCAAGAATACCAGCAAGAGATGGTGCGGCATCTTCTTTACATTTCTTTCCTTCACTTAAAAGTAATTCTCTAAATTTGTTTTCAATTTTCATTACGCAGACGCAGGGGCCCCAATGAAAAATTTGTGCTTCAGGATTAATTAAAGATACATGATCCATTTTTATAATCTCTTTTAATAATCATTTATTCTTTGTAATCTCTTTCAATAATCATATCTATAAAGTGTTTTGCTTTTTCTAAATCTTGCTTCCCATCTTTATAAGGATGCCTGCAGATATATTTAATAACACTTCCTTCAGGAAAGAGCAATTTATTTTCGATTACAAACTTGCTTGGTTGAATCTTCATTTTTTTATAATGCGTTCCACCAATTTGTTTATCGTATTCACTCATACAAGTATAAAATATATTTTATTTGCAAAATAAAACGTCAACATCAATAAAAGAAATAAATCGTCTGTTGGAGCTGAATTCCTCATTTTTCTCCTAATGTAAAACCAGTTACTGAACATAGACTCCAACAATCAAACACTCCTCGACTGAAGGCTGTATATTTTAATCGTAACTGTACAAACCAGGGCTCTACTCGATGAACTGTTAAATCTACAATAACATTGTCAAAAGTGGTTCCTTTTATTTGATGAACGTTGCCGTATTGAACTTTTATTTTTTTATCAAATGTGAAGCCTTGTCTTATTACTTTTTTAATATAAAGCATTCTCTCGTCATGCTCTTGTTGAGTTTTATTTTCTGTTCGCTTTCTTAATAAATCAAAAAAGCCGAGCTGTTTTATGTTTTCTTTTAGAAACCCTTTAGCAACTAATTCATCTATTGTGTAATCTTTATTAATCCAGTTATCGAACAGTTCTATTTTTCCTTTTCCACGAGGGACAGCTTTACTCCCAAGGTATTTCCAAAAGTCTCTAAGTTGTTGTAAATTAAAGCTTTTTCCTTTGAGACAGTCCTCCCATATGTCGTGACATCGAAACTCTTTTTTAGATACGTAAGCAGAATTTCCTACACGTGCAAATTCTATTCCCTGTGAAATTAAAAAATTTCTAATTCTTTTATCGCTAGGTTTTCCACGAAAAGTAAATAAAAATGTTTGATCAGTATTTTGTATTTTATCTAATAAAATTTGTAAGTTTTTTGAGGGTTCTAAATCAGCTAAATAATAATGGTGTCCTTCTTCCTTAGTCGGGGTCCAAGTTCTTTGGTATTTATAATGATTCCAAACCGGTTTAATAATTTTTTTGCAATATTCATTTATGACTTTGCTGCATCTTAATCCTTGTTCAAGTTCCTTCCAAGGTTTTGCTGCTTCTCTGTGAAAATAGTCTGCATCGGATCCAGAGAATTCAAAAATAGTTTGGTCAGGGTCCCCAACCATATAGAAATGGTCATCTTTTACATTTTGTGCCATCTTATTAACTGCTTTTAGTTGAGGAACATTTGTATCTTGTGCTTCGTCGACAATGAGGACATCTATATCACTTTCTTTTGGAGAGTTATTAAACTCTTTTATCATATCTGCAAAATCATAGATGCTATGTTCTTTTTTATAATCTTCAT